GTTGGCAGCGTTCCCAAATGGGCAGCATGATGACGAAGTGGATTGTTTGACGGCTGCAATAATGAACGAACTAAATAAGCCCAAGTTTGAAATAGCCGTTGGTTAATAAAAATAACTTAATTTTGTATACATGAACTTTATCCAAAAAGCAGCAATAAAACTACTTGGGTTAAACCAAAGTATGCCAATGACATTCCAATACTTAAACGGCATCGTTACATGGAGTGGGCAAGATGCGAGGGCGCAAGTGAATGACGGATATCGTGCCAATGATATTGTGTACTCGGTTGTTAGGCTAATAGTTGAAAAAGCAAAGGTTGCGCCGTGGAATGTTTACAAGATTAAAGATAAAAGAGCATATAAGTTATTGGTTGCCGAATTGGAAAAGAAAAACGTTAACCATAAACGAGTTGATGAATTAAGCACAAAAGCATTAGAGATTTACGAAAACGACCAACGATTGAACGAGTTGTTAAAATACCCAAACAAAGAAGATTCATGGAGCGATTTAATTGAGGGGTGGGGTACTTATAAACTAGTTACGGGTAATGCTTATGTTGCAGCTACATTGATTGAAGCGGGAGCGAATAAAGGCAAACCGCTAGAGATTTACAATCTACCAGCTCAATTTACACAAATTAAAGCAGTTACCGACCAATTACCAGCAGTTAAGACTGGTTATCAAGTTAATATCGGACCGCTTTACTATTACGATTTAAACGAGGTTCTGCATGATAAATACTTTAACCCTGACTCAGATGCAACGGGTAGGCAGTTATACGGTATGAGCCCATTAGAAGCCGCATCCAAGAACTTAACAAGATCAAACGAAGCCAAAACGGCTGCGGTTGCGTTGTTACAAAACGGAGGTCCAGCGGGGGTATTATTCGCGAAGCCGAATAAAGATATGGGGTATGACGGAGCAGCGGCTAAGGCTCAAGTAAACAGCATCCGAAATCAAATGGATGATTACACGGGGGCGGCTCAAAAGAACCGTATAAGCGTAAGCGGTTGGGAGGTAGGGTATCAATCAATCGGTCTTTCAAACGTTGACCTTGCTATCATTGAAAGTGAGAAGCATGACCTTAGAAGTATTTGCAATGTTTACGGCGTACCGTCTACCTTGCTCAACGCCCCCGATGCAAAGACCGAGAATAATCAAACGGCGGCGGAGAAAGCATTAACAGCGAGAGCGGCTATCCCGCTACTTACGTCAATGGCTACCAACTTCAACCGCCAATTAGAAACGCATTGGGGGTATGGTGGTCAAGATATTGTTGTTATGCCGGACATGAGCGTTTATACCGAATTGCAAGAAGATAAAGCTACTCAAGTGGCATGGTTGAAAGATTCAATGTTACCGCTTCGCAGACGTTACGAGATAATGGGAGAGCCAATTCCTGAATACCTTGAGGAAGATATGTTAAACTCAATCTTTGTTAACGGTATGCAAGTTGAGCCATCTATTAACGCTCAAGGTGGTGAACTATTAGACCCTTATGCAAAAAGCTAAATATTATTACGAATACCGTAAAATGTACACGAGGCTAAGTAATTTATTTAGACCTCGTATTGAACGTGCATTGAGGCGTGAAGTTCAAGCATTTGCCGAAGCGTATAGAAACAATCCATTCTTAACTACCGCATCCGTTTCCGCTCCGAATATTCAACGTGCTATAATTCAGTTGCATATTACAGCGGGAATAAATAACGCTAACAGAATAAGACGGGCAATAGAAAAGTCTGTAAAGTCGGAATACACAGACCGAAACGATATTTATGCTTATGTTATTACGGAATACATAAAGCAGAACGGACTCGCAAATTTAGTTACTCAAATTAGCGACACGGTTAAGGAGGCTATACTCAAAACGATTGAGAAAGGACAAGCAGAGGGTTGGGGTGTAGATAGAATTGTTAGAGAACTAAACCAAGCTACATTCCCTAAATGGATGGCTCAGCGTATCGTTAGAACCGAATTAGGGATTGCATCAAATACGGGGGCAATGGTTGCAGCTACTGAAATAGGCGTTGATGTCAAAAAGGAATGGATAAGCGCAACGGATAATAGAACGAGGCGTGTTCCACGAGATCAAACAGACCATTTACATATGGATGGGGTAACGGTTGACTTTGATGCAAAGTTTACAGTTGACGGCAAAAAGAAAGACGAGCAAATGTCATACCCTGGCGACCCGTCCGCTTCGGCTAACAACCTTTGTAATTGCCGCTGCACCGTTGCATTTATCCCGCAACGGGATGAAAACGGAAACTTAAAAAAATTAAATACGAATAACAATCCTTTCGTACCTTTGTTAGAGAATGCGAGAAATAATATGGCGGTAACATCATTTATTGTAAATCAATTAGTAGGGTAAAATGTCTAATAAATTCCAAACAAAAGATTACGGCAACCAAGTTGTTGACGTAGATAGCCAAAGCCGAAGAGTAAAGTCTGTTGTTGCTGTATTTGACAATGTTGACCTTGATAACGATATTATTGTACCTGAAGCGGTTACTAAAACGATAAAAGAAAGAGGGCCAAAAGGCAAAAAACTTATTTGGAATTTAATTGACCATCGTGCAGATCTAAAAAGCGCACTCGGTAAGCCAGATGAATTATATGTAGAGGGTAAGGAGTTATTCGCTATTACCCCGATAGTTGAAACTGAATTAGGAGAAGATTATTTAAAGTTATGTGAGGCTGGTGTTATAAATCAATTTTCCATTGGGTTTAGCACCGTTAAAAGCACCATGCAGAAAGATGTTAGAGTTATTCAAGAATTGAAGCTTTACGAATTTTCAGCCGTGTTGTGGGGAGCAAACCCTGAAACAAGGTTTGACGGCATGGTTAAAAGCGAATGGAAGCAAGATAAAAAAACATTGAACGATAGGCTAGAAAAATTATTAGTTTCTTTTAAACACGGAAATTTTACTGATGGAACATTCTCTTTAATAGAGATTGAAATAAAACAGATTCAGCAAGAACTGACCGCCTTAAGCACTCAACCCGCACCGATTGCAGTTGAGCCGCAAGATGAGCAAAAAGGACTTTATGAAGCTATGCAACAATTAAACAAACAATTAAAATTAATTAACAAATGAGTTTAGAATTAGAAGTTAAAGGAGCGATTGAGAATATCACCGCCCTTAGCGGTAAGGTAGAAGCCTCCGCAACCGATGCAAAAGCAGCATTGGCAGAATTGAATGAAATCAAGTCAAGACTTGAGAATGTTACAACTAAGGCAGAATTGCAAGAGTTGACCGACAGAACCCAAAAGCAAATTGATGAAGTAGCTGCTTTACGCAAGGCTGCTGTTCCTGAAAGAAAACAAGCGTTATCTTTTGAACAAGCGGTAAAGGAAACCTTGACACCTGAAGTGTTAAAAGAAGTAGCAAACGACTTTGAAAAGCATAAGAAGGCAACTATCCAACTTCCAAAAGAAGCTAAGTTGTTTTCTATTGACGGTTCATTGACTGGTGACCCTATTAACAACTATGCGCCTCAACCCGCTATTTTACCTTCAAGCCCTAGAAACTTCCGTGATATTATCCCCGTAACTTACAGCCCTGACGGAACGTATGTTACTTACCGTGAGAACAGCGGAGCTACTAACAACATTGCGGTACAAGCGGAAGGTTCAACTAAAGGAGAGAACAACTACACAATGACCGAAGTGAAAACCGTTACTGAATACGTTGCGGGGTACACTCAATTTACTAAACAAGCATTGCGTAAGTTATCTTTCATGAGCCAAACAATGCCCCGCTTGTTAACTCGTGATTTCTTCTTGAAAGAGAATGCTTTAGGTTATGGCTACGTTGTTGCGAATGCAACTGGTGCGCCATCTACTGGAGCATCTGACAAGGTAGAAAAAGTGATTGACTACATCGCAGGTATTCGTGATACTCGTTTTGTTCCAAGCTATGCTTTGGTTTCAAACGCTGTTCACGCTGCATTGTTAAAGTCTACTTACGGCAAAGGTTACTACTCTGGTGCGGGTAGCGTTTACATTGATGCTAACAGCTTAATGATTAACGGAACTGCAATCGTTCCCGTTGATTTCGCTGATGCAGATAAGATTATGTTGATTGACCAAACCTACATTGAAAGAGTAGAGGCAGAAGGTTTAAAAATTGAGTTAAGCTATGAAGATGGCGATAACTTCAAGAAGAACCTTGTTACCGCTCGTGTAGAGTGCATGGAAGAGTTCAACTTGATTTTACCTCAAGCACACGCTTACTTATCAATCTAAGTTTGAATGATAGAAAGA